AAACTACAACCACTACTGTTAGTACAATATCCTGTAACACTGTAACTGTCAGCACTAGTTGTAACATTCTGTGTAAGTGTAAAGTTGTATGCTCCGCCCGAGTTTGTTAAATCTATTGTAGCATTAGCCGCATTGCTTCCTCTTTGATCAACATCAACAGTATGCCCATCGCCTGTAAGAACTATGTCTGCCCATTTTTGTCCGCCATTGCCTCTTTGATATAAATCTACAGTGTTGTCGTCGCCTTGTATTTCTACAAATCCATCGTGTCCTGCTTTGCCCATTTGCGTATGCTCAACTACATTGTTGTCCCCATTTACAATGTTTGCGATGTGATGTGGTGCTCCGCCTCCGCCGCCTCTGTTAGTGTCTGTTTGATAACTAGCCACCGTGTTGCTGCCTCCAGTCACAGTCCAGTATGCTTCGTGGCCGCCAGTTTCATCTAAATCAATAGTGCCGTCGGCGTGCATACCTTGACGTATTGTTATGTCGTTGGAACTACCTGTGCTGTTCAAACTCACATAGTTGTCTTCACTACGCTGTTGCACTTCCAGATTGAGACTATCACCCGATTGGGTAATGTATATTTCATTTGCATTACTTTTGTTCGATACTGATGCTGCTACCAGCACCAACGCCAACACGATAACCGTACGCACTGAATCCCTCCTGTACCATATCAATTGTATACCCTTGATCTACATGTAAGTATAGTTGAAAGAAATGATCATCTCCTTGTTTTCTACTCACAATATAATTTGGATCTTCGTCGTAGAAGATGTTTGTTTCTCTATCTAATCCTCTGTCTTTAACAGCAAATAATTCAATGTTTTGTGTACCCAACTCATCTAACCATTGTGCAAGTATTTGCTGCATTTGTCTTTCCATTTCATCTGTAAAGACTTCGTCTAAATACGTAAGGTTATCCAAGTCGGTAACCCAAATATTTTTAATACCTTCTACCAGTGGATCTCTATCCAACTCGTCAAACTTTAAAAAGTCTATGTCTAGTAGATTTGTAACTGGATACTGCTTTTCAATTTCTTCATCATACACTGGCTGTTTACGAACAATTAGCATAGCTCTAAGCATATCACTTGGCAATTGTAGTATAACAGGTTTTGCAGGTGCTGCCCACGGCGATTTAACAACAGTGGTTTCAAATGCTTGATTCATAACTACCATACCCACGTCACTTTCAACTGCAATTTCACCTACTTCACACAATCCACTTGTATCACAACTTGGCAATAGTGTGATCATCGATCCACCTATTTCATCAACAATCATCATAAAGTCTGTACCACGTACTGTAATTTTAGCACTAGGTGTACGTATGTTTACTCGTTGCCTGCTATTCTTTGCTATTTGACCTGATGCATAGCGAACAGCACCTAATGTTGCTCGCATACTCAATGCACCTTTTTTACTGTCAGGGTCATACACAAATTCATCAATGACCATGCGTGAATGTTCTGTAACATCAACACGAGTGTCATCTACAAATTCTAATTGCCAAGCACCATTATCTGTTGTAATAGTATCCATCATTTCGAGGCCAGTGCCAACTGCTCCGTCGAATTTATCTTCTTCACGTTTAATTTGTCCTGGGCCAGTAGCGGCTGTTATTTCGCCTATACTAGCCCAAGTTGTGTTTGCTATTAGTAATAGAACAACTAGATATTTCCACATTAGTCTGACTGCGTAATATCAACTGACTGATCATCACCTGTAAAAGTAGCATCCAAATGATTATCGTAAATACCACTTTGTGTGATGTTATAATAACTTCCACCGCCTGTAATTGTCAGATCAATTGTATGTCCTACAACATCGCCGTTACCATCTACATCAATGTCTACAACATTACCAGTTGTGCTTGTTGCTGCAGTTAGTGTTCCATTTGTGCCTGGTGCTGTGCCTGTTCCTGCACTGTTGTCAATCACAACATCAATTAGTGCACTTGTACCATCGACTGTCATTTCTACAACATTGCCATCACCGTCAATTGTGAAACTAATATCTGCATTATCTGCATCACTTGTTTCTCCAATATCAAAGTCAAATGTAGTGTTATCTCCGTCGATGTCTATGTCAAGAGTTGCAGTTTCACAGTTACCTGTAGTTGTGCTACTACACAATAAATCAATATCGTTATAGTCTCCTGATATACTCCATGTACCGGTATAAGTAGCACCTTTAATAACGGCTGCTATTGTATTATTATTTCCTGTTTGTGTAATACTAAATGTCATATCGTCTCCATTTAATGTTACACCTGTTGTGCTATTACCAATTTGGTTGTCTTGTCCGTCTTGGGTTATGTCTAAATCTAATCCATCGCCTACTTGTTCTATGTATATTTCATTAGCCATTGCACCCGTAACGAACAACATACTTGCCATAAGTAAAATTATTTTATGCATTATTCGTGTCCTTTGTTTACGGGGTTAGTGCTTACTTAAAATTCCACAAACCCTTGCGAACGCCTTCATAAACTAGTTCTATAACAGTTGCTTCTATTGCCGATCTTACTGCTAGGTTAGTCGGTTCATTTATACTGTAACCAGTTTCTACTTCAACACTTCGTGTGCCTAATTCAATAAATTTAAATGCGTCTACGCCAGTTCTATAACTGGCTATGCTTTTTTGTGCAGCAACACTTGCTAGTACTCTGCCTGTGCTAACACTTACTATACGCATTCCTACTGTAACTGTGTCTATTCTATATTCTTGTGTTGCACCTATACCAAAATAACGTGCCCCTTTGCCGCCGGTGACTGTATTACTATCATATCCTACAATGCCGCCTTCTAAAATAATTCCTGCGAACTTCATTGGTTTTAACGGTGTTACTTCTTTTTCATAGTTTTCTCGTGTACTACGAATAAGTTGACGTTCTTTTACAACATTATCCATTCCAACACGTTCCACAACCTCAAACCATTTGCCTGCACCTGCTTCAAGTAGTGCGTCAATAACCCATACTTCTGCGCCTTGTGTAACTGCACTGCTTAAACTTGCTGCACCGTCGCTTGGTGCACGTTGTCCTGTCTTGTCCAGAAAACTGTATACTCCTACAGTCATTGGAGGACCGTCGAGTTGTGGCAAATCTCGTAATTCGTATGTCATTGGATTTTCTTGTACTGTGGCAGGATTATCAAATTTATCAGGTAAACTTTTTAAACTAGAACTACATGCACTCAATAAAAAAACTAAAGGTAAAATTTTCCACATCAGAACGTAAACTCCCCAGGACCTGGTATAGTTATCTCTGTATAACCATCGTCGCCATCTATTGTAAGTGTAATACTACCTGTTTCAGTATCTTTGACCCAAGCAATTGTAGCACCTTCTACAGTTGTTGTACCGCTGTTAGCACAAGTAACACCAGTTTCATCTCCGCAAGCCGCAAACATATTGTCCACCATCTGCTTTGATAGCGTGGCGTAAATTCTGCTTTCTAAGTTTTTAATGAATTTGTTAAGTGTTGAATTTTCTAGTTCACGTGCAATACGATCGGCTTCAGCTTCTTTTTCTTTGCGTATATCTTCACTTCGATTAAATTCTAATTGCTCAAGACTTAATACGTGTGCACTGTACCCAATGCCACTGAAACTTGGATTTTTAAATTGATATGTCAAATCTGCACTAGCTGAAGTTGCCAGAAATGTAGATAAAACTACTACTAACCTTTTCATTTGTCACTCTCTCTCAAGTGTATTTATAGAGAGTAACCGTAAAAAAAGTACCAAGCATGATATCTTGATACTTAATTATCTTGTAATAAATGCGCCTTCTTTACTGTGTATTGACGCTATAAGTTCTTCCCATTGCTGAGGACTCATTGATATTGTATGCCATCGTCCTGTGTCTTCATCTTCTTGCCGAATGTAAACAATATCATCAAAACTGTTTATAACTACGTCTTCATATGTACCAGTATCGTCTAATATTGTAATACAAACTTCATCGTGATCAAATTCTACTGTATACATTATTCTAAATCTAATCTGTCGCCACGTACAATGTTACCGTCGGGATTTATTTTTAATAATCGTAAACTAATTAATGCATCGAGTGCTGTTGCTGCTCCATGATGTCTTCCTTTATAATATCCCATTACAAATAATACCATTCCGATGATAACTGCAATTATACCTTGTGTTGTGCCGTCCATGATTTATATAATCCTTTTCTGTTACATTTATAATATAGTGTAAGATGTCTTGAATGTCAAGAGTTATTTTAACATTAATTCAACACCAAATACTATTCCTTTGTCCGTACCCTCGTCTGAGTAGTTTTCTATTGCAGGGCTAGCAAACATTCTAACATTATCTCCAATGTCATATGTTCCTCTAATAAACGGAGCTATTGGTCCAAATGCCGGATAACCTGTCACTAAAGCAAATTCTGCTCCAAAAGATCCAAACTCCATTCGTTGTCCTGCATATAAACTTAATCTTTCTACACTGTTATAGTAAGCGCCAGCAATAGCACCATCTTCTACAAATCGCACGTGTGGATGTATACTGTTGTAATCACCTGCTAAGCCGCCGTGTACACTTAATCCTAATGCAAAAATTATACCTTCCATTACTCATTCCTCTGTTCATAATGAGAGTCTATATGTGTAGTTACTTTATCAGCTGCCCACCAACCAAATGCTGTAAAAAATCCTGCAATGAAGAATGCTATTATAGTTGCGCCGTCCATATCATTCACCCTCAATTGTATTTAATTGATCTTTTACATAATTTATTTCTCTTTCAATTGATTCTAGTTTTTTATTTCTTATTAAAAACAAACGCTCATACAGTCTAAGATTTTTATATCTATAATCAGTTAATACTTTAAGTGTACATATTGCCCACCACCACCAGACAACACCTATAAAAAACATAAATGTTCCACCGAGTACTATAGAAATGTTTAATAACTCATCAAATCTTAAAAAGTAGAATAAAAATACAAAACACAATGCTGTACTAGGCAATATGCTTGCTAACATCATCCACATTGTGATTTGACGCTTAACACGTTCTGTTTGCTTCATACTAATATTTAACCATAAAAAAAGGACCATTAAAGGTCCTTTTAATTATTATATTCTAAATTAAATTAGAATGAGAAACTAACGCCAACTGTTGGAGCAAAGTCTTCTGTGTCTACATTGTAGTTAGCACCTGCTGTTAAAGCTGCACCACCAATGTTGTATGTGTACTCGCCACCTACGTTTTGGAATGCGTCATCTTGGTCACCGTTTGCATATGCTGTGATACCCATTACGTTTGCAACACCTTCAAATGCAAAGTTTTCTGCATCTGTGTCATATGTTACTGTACCTGATAGTGCTGCTTCGCCTACGTTTAGACCTGCAACTGTACCACCTAAAACAACGTTGTCTGTGTCCATGTTAAGATCACCTGCTGCTGTTACGTCAAGACCTGCTACATCTAGAGTGTATGCCCCTTGAATGTTGCTGATGTCTGTAATGTCTGCTGTCCAGTCTGTGAAGCCTACTGCAACTTGTGCATCGCCTACAGTTACTTTAACTGACTCAGTCATTGCTGGTGCTGCTAGTGTTTGCTCACCTTCTGCGCCAACAAATACGCCATTGTCGTCGCCCATTGCAACGCCAACGCCGCCAACTTCTGTGCCAACTGTCCAGTTGTCTAGTGTTACTGCGTTTCCGTCAGTTGCACTAAAGTCTAGATCTACTGTTGCTAGACCTGCTGCGTCTACACCTAAGTCTAGACCCATTGTTCCGCCCCACTTGTCATTTGCTGTTTCTGCAAAGTCTAGTGATACTTCACCTGATAGTACTGGTCCTGTGTAAACATTTTCAGTTTCAGCAAATGCCGCACCGGCCATGCTAAATACTGCTACAACAGAAAAGATTGTGTTTTTCATAATTTTTTCTCTTTCTTAAAACTATAGGCTGTACTAAGGTACAGCCCTTTTTTTTATTACGTATTACTTATACATTTTTAAAGTAAAAATCAATACCTAAAAATATTTTGGTAATACATTGTTGCACATTTGCAACAACTAACCGCCTACATATACTCCATTTTTAGGACGATACCATGCTTTTTGATCATGTATTCTTCCTAATAAATCTAGTATTTCTTTTGCCTCAGTTTGTAACATCTCAGGATCTTCTCCTTCGAGTATACGTTGGCTTCTACGTCCAACTTTATTACGTAATGCTGTTTCAATTATATTAATATCTTTTACACTAAGTTCAAACTTTAGATTCGGTTTCATTTAAAATTTCCTTGGTAATTTTATTTGCGGGCATACAAGCCACATCAAGTATTGTATCATTAAATCCTGCCACATCAATAACTTCTATTGCAAGTCTGCTGCTATTGGCGGGATCATTTATAAATGCTTTGCATTCGTTCTGTGTTTCAAATGGCAGCATCTTTAATGCAAAAGGCTCCGCTTCCAACATAACGAATACAATAAGCCACTTCATAGTTTAATCCATTCTACTCTAGCATATTGTGCATCTAAGTCATCTCTAAAATCTATAGCATCAAGTACATTATCAAACTTACGTGATACAATTCTATCTTTAAAATATCCCACAATTTCTATCATTTGTGTCTCCGTTGTGTATAATAATATATAGCACGCCAAAACACAAAATCAAGTGTTAAGACGTGCTATTTTATGCGTTAAATTGTAGCAGGATATATTATTTTTTATTACCGTTTACAAAATCGTAAAACTTGTTTGCTGCTTCTAGTACAACATCAGCACCTGGTACTTCTGGCATTGCAACAGTAGTTACAATCTCATCATCTTCTTTTTTCATTGAAGTTTCAAATGCACCCCATTTTGCATGATAGTCTTGCCATGCTTGGTTTTGTGCCATTTCCAATACTTTAGTGCGGATCTCGTAGCCATTTTTGTTTGGCTTTACTTGCGGCATTGCTGATTTCATCATGTCGGCAAATTGCTCAAATTGTTTTGTTACTTGTTCATTCATTTTATTTTCCTTTGTGTATGTGTGTATGTTCTATTGAACGTTAGTATTTAGTGCCACACTTCTGTTGCTAGGCAGTGGCCGCCCCCTTAATTATGCTGCTAGAGCGTAATCAGAAGGTGCAAAGTTATCGTTTGCATTTGTGTTTTGTAAACTTGCCTACCTGTCGAAACCTATTTCGCCCCCATCATAAACACACTCAGTAAATGTACTTATGGTGGAGGCGTCCGGTACCGCCCCGGAGTCCAAATACGCTTTGTAACGCCTACAGATTATTTATACTACCACTTGTCCATGTTTGTCAAGTGTTTTTGTGCACGTACTGCATTTAATAGTCGTAACACTTTTTGGCTGTTATCTCTTGGTGTCCATCCGTTTTTTGTTTTGAATTGTTGTTTACGTTCGTTTAGTTGGGCAAATTCTTGCCCAAGTAATTTTTCCAAGTACGTTAAATCTTCGTTACTCAGACTTGCTATCGCTTTGCTTACCATAAGTTTCTTCCCAAAGTTTCTCAAAGTGCTCTCTACTGTATACCATCCGTTCGTGATTTCCCCAGAGTCGTTTCAGATAAGAGTCGTGTATACTCCATACAGTTTCTTCGTCATAATTGGGATTGATTAAATGGCCTTTGACTGCATAGTGCAGTTCGTTTGCAAATTTATATTCTGCTGATGTCATGTTAGCCTCACATGTTGCTGTAATATTATTTACAAAACTGTTACAAAGTTATACGCTAACATAGGTTTAAAAATTCAAGAATTTTTCTGTTAAATTTTCAGCCGCAGTTTGTATTGCTGTGTCCCATTGTCTGGGAGGCTGTGTATTCCACATTAAGTCGTGACTATAAGGACAGTTAGTCCAACTGCTACGTCCTTGTCGATGTAGTCCGACAACTTCGTCTTCTAACTGACCTGGACCCCATTGACTGTTACCGATTATAATACGCCAGTATTCAGGGAACTGTCCTAAGTTAAAAACATTAATAATTGCTTTGTCACGAGTAACACTTAATGTATCGTTTAGTTGTACTGTACTCGGAATTTTAAAATCATTTGTATGTAAAACATAAGCATGATTTACTTCTACTGGGCCGCCGTAATAAAGAGGAACATTTTTATGTAAGCCCATTCCTTTACGCAAACGCTCACTAACTTGATTATCAAGTTGTCGATTAACAACCCAGCCGCTAGCGCCATTCATTGAAAACTCGTTCATATAAATTACAGTTTTATTGAAACTGACGTCACGCAATGTTGGCATGCTAACTAAAAATCTGTCTGCTAATTCCATTACTTTGTTAATTCACCTATTCGTTTATAACTATTTTGCAATTGCTCTTGAAGTTCTTGTACATTTTTTCTTAATGTTTCATTTTCGTGAGTTAATGCTAGTAGTTCACGACGATATAATTCGTTGCCTGTTGGGTCTAATGTAAGTCCGCTGTTATCCATAAACAAATACCTCCGTGTACAAGTGTATTTATCGTATTGTATTTTGTCAAGAAAAAAGGTGTCCTAACGGGCACCTCTTTTAGTTTATTGTTATGTGGCAAATTATTTTGCTTGTCTTAGTTTTGCAACTTGCATCATACAAGCCTTTGCTTCTTTATGTAAACCTTGACGAGCAAGCTCACCTGCTGCTCTAGCGTATCCTGCTACTTCGCAGAAATTCCAAAATCCTCTTCCGAAAGATTTCATACCACTTAAAAAAGGATTTACTGTATAGTTCATTACTAGCGTTGTCATTATACCCAACCTCCTAAGTTTTTATTTGTTTCTGCAAATCTTTTGTAATCTGCATCTTCGTGAGCCACTGCCCAAATGTCTCCACGTGCTAAACCAATATCGTTTAGTTCACGGTCGCTTAACTTTGATAGTTCTTTGATAGTTGCATTTACTCGTTGTCTATGATCATAACTTCTTTTTAAGTCACGGAAGAAGTCTAATAGCGCATGAATATGTAGCGCATTTCCGGCTGCAAGAATTGCTTGTGTCATTTTTTTCTCTTTTCTATGTATATGTATATGTGTGATTCGAGCTAACTAATAGTTAGTTTTACTCCTTGTACATACATATTTAACATAGAAAACCTAGAAAATCACTCAAGAATTTTGCATTCTCGATATGCGTTTAGTGCATAGCTAAATTATTGATCGAATAATGTACGGATACTTTCAGGATCGTCTAGTGTGTATGGAGATTTACTTTTTGTTTTCATACGTGCAATGCAGCGATACTCTGCACGTCTTGCTGTTGTATCATCTCTGCCAGGTATTTTTACTTTTGTTCCTGCAAACCCAATGCGCATTTCAACATTAACACTACCTTCAAATGCAGGTACGCCTAAACCTAGCGGATCACTGCCTAATGCAAATAACCCTGCGCCGCCTACTTGAATATAGAAAACATTCTTTTTATTGTATAGTCCAACAATGTAACGTTGATCAAGTGTAACAATTTGATTAAGTGCTTTATGGTGTCCACTTGCTTTTAGTTCTTCACGTGCATTTACTTCTGCTACAAACGGAATACCTTTGTTACGTGCATGAAATTCTTGTGGCTCTTTTGTATTAAGTTCTTGTAAGTATGCTGCTAGTGCAGGTTCAGCAGCTTCTGCAGCTTTTAGTATGAGAGCTAAATCATCTGGTTCCGTACCTGCTTGTAACTTTGCACTAGGACGCCAATTGTTGCCGTCGAACGCAACACTGCCGCCACCCATTTGATCATTGATGCTTGCTTTAACTTCAATGTTAAATTTATTACCATTGTAAGTTGCTTCGATATCGCCTTCGCCATGACTACTATACCCTGCACTAGTGTCAGCTTGCCATTCAAGTCCAGGTACTTGTGCTGCACTCATTGCATTTAGTACGGCAGACTCATATTCGAGCCCGCCGTCATTTCTACCTTCGATTGTAAATAATTCTTTTGCTCTCATACAACTATTTATTACATCTTAGTTGTTGTACTCTCGTATGTACGGTTATACTGATTATTAACACGAACAAATGTTGTACACTTACTAAGTTGTTTTAGTGTAGGTGCACCAACGTATGTACATGTACTACGAACGCCGCCTAAGATGTTTTGTACTGTGGCGGCAACTTCGCCACGATAAGGAACAAGTACTTCACGACCTTCACTACTACGATAATCTTTTAATCCGCCAAAGTGTTTTTGATTTGCAGCATCTGAACTCATACCGTAAAATTGCACAAACTTTTTCTTTACAAAAACAGGTTTCATAGGAGCTTCCATTTCTCCAGATGCAATTTCTTCTGTTATTTTTATTTTGTCTTCTTCTGGCATTCCTGGCGGAAATGGCTGTTGTTCTGCTTCGCCATTTTCAAATGTTTTTTCAATTACTTCACCGCCGCCTTCATCGTGTCCAGCAAGCATTCCACCCAGCATTACAAAGTCAGCACCGGCAGCAAAAGCCTTGGCCACGTCTCCAGGACAAGTGCAACCACCATCAGCAATGATGTGACCGCCAAGGCCATGAGCGGCATCTGCACATTCAATGACAGCCGAGAGTTGAGGATAGCCAACGCCAGTTTGTATACGAGTAGTGCATACACTCCCAGGGCCAATGCCCACTTTAATAATATCTGCTCCATTTAAGATTAACTCCTGTGTTTGATCTGCGGTAACAACATTACCTGCAATGATTACAACATGTGGATAATCTGAACGGAATTGTTTTACGTAATTTACAAAACGTTCACTGTATCCATTTGCTACATCAATACAAACGTATTTTAAACGTTCGCCTACTTCTTTATAAACTATATCAAATTTATTTCTGTCAGAATCTTTAATACCAATACTCATTGCAACATTAGAAGTACGATCAGAAATACCTTCTCCAAAATATGCAATTAATTCATCAGATGTATATGTTTTTACAAGGCAAGTGAACAATCCGCCTGTTGCCATTATATCTGCTTGTCTGAATGTACCAACACCATCCATGTTGCTACCCATAATAGGAATACCGTAGTAATGAATATTTTCTGATTCGTTACTGTAGTTTACAAAATTAAACTCTCTGTTTAAGTCTACTTCTTTACGTGAGCCAAGTGTGCTACGTTTTGGACGAATCAAGACATCGCTATAGTCCAAAAGGATTTCGTTTTCAATTCTCATTGTTTACTCTTCTTCTATTTTAAATGATAGTGGAAAGCCGTTTGTACGACTTACTAGTGTTGCTTCATGAACTTTTTGTTCTGCTATTTCGTAAAAATAAATTCCAGCAATACCTCGTCCGGTATTATGTACTTCTATAGTAACTTGTTCTGCATCTGCTGCAGATTTATTAAAAATTGCTATTAATAATTCAATGACAAACCGCATTGGTGTTTGATCATCGTTTAGCAAAATAACTTTATATTTGCTAGGCGTAGTGAAATTAATAGTAGTATCTTCAGTTACTGATAGTTGTGTGCTCATATTGTTTTCCAAAAATCAAAGGGGCAAGTTACCCTGCCCCTCCAGTGCTGTTACTTTACGTAATCAATTTCAATTTTACGTGGCTTTTTCTCATCTGGTACAATACGCTCTAGTTCGATATAAAGCATACCGTTTTCCATACGAGCACCATGTACAACTACGTCTTCTGCAAGTGTAAACTTACGTTCAAATCTACGTTGTGCAACACCTTTGTGGATGTATGTCCAATCATCTGATTCTACTTCTTGCGGATTGTAACTAATTGTTAGTGCACCGTCTGCGACTTCAATATCTAAATCTTCCATACGTACTCCGGCAACTGCCATTTCAATTTGGAAGTTCTCTTCCTGTTGGATAATATTGTAAGGGGGGTATCCTGTGTTATTTGAGTGTTCTACATATCTGAACATATCATCAAATAGTCTGTCAAATCCAACACTGTGTGGTGTGAGTTTATTCAAGTCGAATGTTGTTAGTCTTGTCATTTTGTTTCTCCTTATAAAAGCAAGATTAATGTTATGGACCCTTCATAGGCATCCAATGTTTATTTATGTCGGAGGGCTAACCGTGGCCCTCCACGTGCTTATTAGGTAGCAACCCCAGTATTATTTGGTTTTAAATTTAATTTGTTTAAGTTTTTCTTTTCGTGTTAACATTGACCGGCTGTGGGCAATGTTGTTTCTTGTATAATTAATATAGTACTGACAACTGTAATTGTCAAGACTAGTAGCCAAATTTTTCTTTATTTTTTTCTACTTGTTTTAACCAACGCTTACGAGCCGCTGCTTTTTCTTTTTTCTTTTTTAGACTTGGCTTTTCATAAAATTCTTTTTCACGCATGTCTTTAAAAAGACCTTCGTTATTACACATCTTTTTTAGTTTACGCATAGCTCTTGCAATATCATTATTGCGAACTTCTACATATAATCCACGATTGGATTGATCTTTATCATTTCTTCTAGGCATTCTTTCCTCTTTTAATTATTCCAATTAATCTATTTCCGTTTAAGTTTGGTTTACTATCCCATTCAATTTCATTAAATGAATCAAACACTTTATTAAGTATATCAAACCCTAACTGCTTGTTAGCATTTTCTCTACCACGAAAACGTACCATAAGTTTAACTTTGTTTCCTTTAGCAAGAAACTTGTCAATATTTTTTAGTTTAGTTTCGAAATCGTGATCACCAATTCCTGGGCGAAACTGTATTTCTTTTACTTCAATACGACTTTCACGCTGTCGTTTGGCAGCATCTTTCTCTCGACGCTTTTGTTCGTAGAAGTATTTATTCGCATCTAAAATCTTTGCAACAGGAGGATCAGCTGATTCTGTAATTACTACTAAATCTAATCCTTTACTTTCTGCAATACGCAGTGCTTCTGTTTTACTTAATACACCTAATTGATCAGACTCTTCGATTACTCGCAGTGTATTAAATTTAATTTCACCATTTATTAACGGCTTTGGTTCTGGTTTGTTAAACTTGCGCATTTTTACCTGCACTTGGTATGTTCGATATCATTTATTCTCCTTATATATACTGAGCAACTACCATATCCATATAGTCCTCAGGTGACTTATAAATTGTAAACTCTTTAATTGAATTTAATAATTTTGTAATTAAAGGTCGTTTATTATCTCTATTAATTAAAACTAAACTTGCATCACTCATTAGTGCTGTAAGTAATCCGATTTCGTTTACTGTATCTAAATCAACAAATACATTATCACTTAACTTGCATACACTCAGTGTCCATGCAAGATTATGCTCTACAACTTCACCATCTGGATGATATAAGTTAATAGGAACTGTTTTAAATAAATTTTCATGTACTGACTCTACCGATTGTATAAACAACGGATCTGTACTTAGTGCTGTAACGCTCGGTCCTGACCCTAATAGTTGCATGTCAGGCGGTGTAATAATGTATACACTATTTTCGCTCATATAATTATTTTTATTCCTCTTTGAAAGGTTTTGTTGGGGCTAGTTTACCTGTATATCCTTCAGGCCAAATTTCACGACGAAGTTTAAGTTCTTCTTCGTTTAATTCTTTGCTTGGTCTCTTATCAGTATAAGGGTTATAATTGTCTTTGTCAACTTCTTTTGGCTGTAGTATTTCTTTACTACTTTCTTCTTTCATATCACTATAACTTTGTGTTGGTTCGGTTACTGACATCTCAGGAGTTAAAACAAGAGGATCACCTGTAGTTTCTTCTATCTCTGCTTCTTCCCATTTGCTTTTTACTGGTTCGGGCTTTGGTTCAGGTGCTGGCGTTGGTTTCTTTTTTTTAGGAGTTGGTGTAGGACGTGGATTGTCTTCACGTCTCCATTCAAAGATATACTGTGCAGCAATTAGTAGTGCAACTGCTAATGGATCAAACACAAATATAATAATAAGTATTACCCAACGTACTGCATCTTCTAACACGGCTCTGTCTGCGTCACCGTATACAAACTCTGCTAGATACTTAACAGGACCTACTTCAGCTTCTAATTTACGTGCTTCTGCTTGTAGTGCAAACTTGCGAGTTGTAATAGCATCTATTTCGTCATTTGCTGCTTTAATACGAATGTTTTGTTCGTCAATAACTGCATCTAAATCTGCATCTTCTCCGATTTGAATTTCTGCTCTTAAACGCTCGATGACATTCTGTGCTTGTGCAATTTCATCTTCTGCAAGTTGGCGCAGTCTGGCAATTTCTTCACGTGCTGCAGTAACGATTGCATTGTCTGCATTACGTAGTTCAGTAATAGTATCCTGTGCTACACTACGAGCTTCTCTATTAGCAGGAATATCTCTATCTAGTACTGCATCAATTTTTGCTTGTATATTGTCACGTTGTGTTTGTAAACTACTTGCTGCATCAGCACGTATACGATCAATAGTATCTAGTAGTCCTTGCTTACGATCCTGTACCGCTTGAGTTTGATCACCACGTAAACTTGTTATAAGTCCTGTAAGTCTGTCACGTTCTTGTGCAATAACCGACTGTGCTTGCGCACGTAGTTCAGTTTCTTGTGCTTGTAGACTTGCAATACGATCTTGTTGTGCTGTTACCCACGCTTCTAATGCTCTGCGTGTGTTGCCGCCAAATAGTCCGTCACTAGTAACACCAATTACTGCCTGTCCTTCACGTATCTTATCACGCTCACGGCTTTGTAGTTTGTTTGTTGTTACAACAATTGATTCTTCGATTGCAGCAATTTGTGCTTTAAGTGTATCAACTGCACTGTAGTCTGGTTGTAGTTCTGCAATACGTGCTTCGTATGCAGCGGCTTGTTCATCTAATCTGGCAATGTCTGCATCTAACTGTGCGATTTGATCTATATAAGGCTGTACTTGTTCTTCGACACTTGCTACATTTGTATTAGCGAGCTCTGTTCTATACTGTTCTGCTAGTCCATTTAAACGATTTAGTTCGGTATCCAAACTACGAATTTCATCTTCGTAAACTGCAATACGTCCTAGTAGTGCTGTTTCCTGTGCACTAATAATACCTTGCTGTTCTTCGATACTAGGCTGACGTCTTGTATATGCACTATCGATACGTTCTTGTTCACGATCAATTTTTTCTTGAATACCAACATCTTCTTTATCAGCATCTTGTTCTGCTTTTACGATACGTTCTTCAGCTCTGGCAATAATTTCACGCTGACGGACAACTTCTTCATCCATACGTGCTATTTGTGCTACTTGCTCTTGTGCTGCCGCAGTTTGTTCAATGTGTGCTTTTGATAGGAAACCAAAAATACCCATACTTGTAATAAACATAAGAACTAGTACGGCTGTGCCTAAGTACAGTCGCATCCACCAACGTGCTCTACTCCAATAACGGTGTAACCAAACTGCTGTTACAAGTTTGCCAATTTCTAGTGCACCGCCCATAATAATAATTGGAATAGCTGCAGCCGCAAAGATGGCAACTAGTCCAGCAACACTATAATATATTGCAACTGCACTAATTGTAAGGGCTATTAAAAGTGTAAGTAAACCAAAAAACATAATTAATCTCCGTAGTGTGAAGCTAAACCTTCTTCCACTAATGTTTTGTTTACGTCAATTTTATTTCCGTTTTCATCTAAGACGTGTACATATCCTAATGTGCGTCCTGCTTTTCCACGTTTATTTAATATTGTATTACAGTAAAATTCTTTACCAATTAATTCTATCAATCTATTTTTACAACGAGCTGCTCGTTCTTTTTCATCAGATGAATAACTTTTTAAATCTGGAGGATTAACACCAAATAATTTAATACGCTGTCTTACTAATATATTAAATCCTAAGTCAATCTCAGCATCAATTGTGCTACCGTCAATCACTCTGATAGTTAAACATTTATATTCGTACATGGATTACTCCTTGTTACCTGGCTTTTGACTTGCTAGCCATTTTTTAGCTGCTGGCATACGAGGAGGAGTTTCTAAAAATCTATGTAAATCTTTTTGTATTTCGTTAAAGTTCTTTGCTCTATTAGGATCTTCTAAGCCGCCGCTGTTATCAACTACTGCAAATTTAGAACCGCCAAATACTTGCTGGAATGCCATAATATTTTGTTGCACATCATTCCACATTTTTTCAACAACTTTAGGATCTAAACTTCTAGGTCTTTGTAAGTTTCGGTCCTGTGCTACTTCTAAACTAGTATTAACAAACAACATCATTGTTTCATAACCTAGTTCTTTTAACATGTCGTTTGTTTTTGAAACTTTAGCAACATCTTTACCTGTGCCGTCAATAATTAAACCTAAACGTCCATCCAGATGACTATCTTGCTTACGCTTAGTAATTTCTTTAGCACGGTTTCGTATTTCTTGTCCTTGTGGTGAAAAAATAGTCTCGGGATCTAACGCCAAGTCTTGTTTTTTCATCATATATTCATATATTTCGTCACTGTTAATAGTACGAAGGCCGGTACCTCTAAGTAGTTTACCAGCCACAAACGACTTTCCACTACCAGAGCCACCAGCCATGAACACTGCTTTAAAAATGTGAGGGTCGTTTGGACCTTCTTCAATGGGTTGTACTACTTCATAAATTTTCATACATATATTTATGCAAATATGAAGTTAATCCCAACGGTAAAACTTGTGTACTCCTATTGTGCCAATAAATGTCATTTTACGTGCCCAACTAGGCTTTACATAGTTAGCATGATAGTGTGTTGCACCTTCAGTTAGTCCACGAAAGTCTTCAAACTTCATGATACGCCAAGCAAGTGTTTGTGCACTTACCCATGCATCCTGATCTGCAGGTTTGTCTGCTTTTCCGTCACAGTACCAACTAAACTGACACTTATTACGAATCATATTACCATTTTCATCTGTGCGTCCTTGCTTAACAACTTCGCATACTGTATTAGGATAGCGACTGTCACGTACACGATTCAGCACAACATCACTTACACCAATTTGATCTGCCATGCTAGATCCACGTGCTTCGTAGTAAATGTTTAATGCCATGCAATATGTTTCAGGAAAATGTTCTTCGCTGTAGCCAGCAAACGTTTGTTCTGTTGCGTGTACACTTGTTGTTAGCATAACCGTAACAATGCTCATTAGAAGTCGTTTCATCTTCTGCCTCATTTTTTGGATTAATTATAACTGTCCAAACCTGATTACTTTACGGACAGCACCTCGGTCATCGAGAAGTTTAACTTCGCCGTCTTTAACTTGTCCTTGTTGTGTCAAGCCGTGACGATCTTTTACTTTATTCCGCATATGTTGGATCGCTGCATTTTTAGATCCAAACAACTCAAATTCTTTTTTAACACTTCCATGTGCATTATACTCAATAGTTTGAATTTCAAATGTTGCCATAAAAATAACTCCTAATACACACTTAATATAGTATTTTTGTTTACAAATGTCAAGTGTTTACCAGTCTTTTTTTATGCCTTCTTGTTCATTCCATTCGTATCCTGCATAGTATGCATCAATTTGATCCTGCGACATCATACTACGTTCTACTTTTGCACTAGTGCCAGTACCTTCTACATAAAAGTGAGGATGTGGTGCCCTGCCATAATAGCTATCAGCACTACCACGATCAAACGGACCACCATGTCGCAAAAGTTCATTACTGCTTTCGAAGTCAAGATCATATTTTTTACCTTTGTATTCAAAGTATTCTGGTTGCGTAACTTTTGAAGCAATCGTAATCGGCAACTCTCCTGACATTATTCGGTCTCCGTATTTGTATCTGGAGTTAGTTTTTCAAATCCAATGCCTGCAACACGAAATTTGTCAGCACCGATGACCATTATGTCTCCCATTGAAGTAGAACGAATTCCCATCTTCCGACCACCAACATCGTGTAAGTCTGCTAGCACTGTAACGTTCTCGTTATAATCGCCATTGATATGTGTTTCGCCGTCGGGCATATCAAAAAATTCTTCTTTAATACTCCAGGAACCCATAATGTTATTGGTCCAACGATAAGCATACGACATTGCTTCTTCTAGGCCACATTCAAACGGAACATTAACTATTGCTACTGTGTTTGCTTCTTCTTCGAATGCTGAGTGTATTACTGTTACTTCCATTTTAGTCTCCTATTAACGCTTACATATATAATATAAGATGTCTTGAACTAATTTTCAAGAGCTGTTTTGAACTTTTTTTACAAAAGTGTCTTTTAGTGTTTTTTCTGCAACACCTGATGCTAGTACCGTATCACGCATCAGTCCTTTTGAGATAGTGTATGTACCATCTTCTTCTTGGTCAATATTGTAGTGTGTTGCATCTGAAGTGTAAGCATACAACATGATTTGCAAACCAGTAGGAGTAGAATAAGAACTGGTTCTGCCATAATCAAAATGATCAAAGCCTTGCGATTTAAGGATCTCGTTAATTTTAGTACCCATGTTCATTGTATTCTTCCTTTAATGCGTTCCAAAGTGTTTCAGGAATAACGTGATAGCCTTGTGCAGCACGTGCTGCACAATATGCTTTGTATGTCGGATAACTAACTGCTAACATTAAAGTTGCTCACATACTGCGTGACCTTCTGACAGGTCAACTACAACAACAGTTTCTTGCACAGGATACTGTGTAATAAAATCTGATGCTGCTTGGAAACTGGTGAAAAAGAATGATTGTTGACGGTCAAAATCTACTACTGCAAACATTGCTAACTCCTTTTTAACGCTTACATATATAATATAAGTGGTCGACAACCAGAAATCAACCGAATTCGTAAAAAAAGAAATGAATGCTTTCAATAGGTTATAATTTTTTTTTCTTCTAAATCTAACCATTGATACCAACTTGGATGCCGTACTTGTATTTCCATTTGCTTGCGTTTACGTACAAGTTCAAAGTATCCAGGTCTATATGGTTTGTTTTTAGGTCTCCATTCTGGACCTACTTTATTGCCTTTACGACTGTTGCAAGGATTACATGCTGTTACACTGTTTTCCCATGTGGTTTGTCCGCCTTTGCTTAACGGATGTACATGGTCTAATGTTAATGAAGATTTAGCAAATTTGTTTTCACAGTATTGGCAAACATACATATCTCTCATATACAGGTTTGCTCGTGAAAAACGCACCTGTCTGGTGCGTCTTAGATAATCCTTTAACATGATCACAGCGGGGACTTTCGTCTCCCAGGAGGGACTCCGGACCATCCAATCGTCGTACCATTCCATAACTGTACATTTGTTGTGATACATATACATCACAGCTTCTTTCCATTGTACAACACTAAGGGGGAGATAATTTACGGGTTGCCCATCGGCATTTAAAACAAGTGTATCGCTCATACTAATATTTATTTGTCGTCTTTGAAGAATGCAGATAAATCAGGTTCAAAAATAAAATCTTCGTCTGTATCTTCCAGTGTCCACAGATCTTCTGTGTCATATGTTACAGTGTATGTTTCTGATGAATCGATATGTTGTATATCATTCCAAAGTCGTTTTAAACTATCTTCTGACCAATAGTGTTGATCAGGTAATTCAGTATTTTGAATTGTATTCAAAAATCCGTCCCAACGATGATATTGTTCTACATCATCACTATTGCAAGGATTATATCCTTCTTTAATCATATCTTTTAATAGTTTTCGGTCTTTAATACCGCTTTTGAGATATGCACGTTCTAGTTCAAAGTCGATTACATTGTCCATTAGTCACACTCTGGAAATTTATATTCTACAATTTTTTTGATAGGTTTATAATGTCCGTTAAGTTTTTCTTTAACGTACGACTTGGGCTCTTCTGTACCAAATCTATAAATCGCTTGTTTTGCAAAACTGAATATCTGTCTTTTATTACTAGACAGTATAGTTTCACGCATATCGTTGTCGCCTAAATCATCTAAGTATCTTAATGCATATGTTGTAATATCATCTATACTTAATGGGACCTCTACCTTTGCCAATATTTTTCTACCGTTGCCAGTGTCTTTGCTTCTCATTGTTGTGCCTTTCAGTGCCTAAATATGTATTGTCATGTGCCATGACATCTCTCCATAATTTCTTACTATGTAAGATACTATGGCAAGATGACTTGCTTGTCAACCAAAAAGTGTTGGTTTGCAGTAATATTTATTAAATTATATCTAAGATTTCTAAACTTACAGCCCAATTAACATCAGTAACATCATCACCTTTAGTTGTAATTTTGAAACTATTGTTGAATACACTTGCTGTAACATTCCAACCATCGTAATACAAAACAAACTTTGTATTGTTAGCAGGATCATCTTCAAATGGATTTACAGTTTGCCCTGCATCTACTTCCCATAGCTTATAATCATATTCGACTATATCTCCTGCATTATATGTAGTTGCTGCATTCCATAAATCATAGTTAGATTCTTGTGTGTCACGTTGATAGTCTGTTCTAACAGGAGTACCTATCATTGTTGTTGTACCTCCTACATTTTGAACAGTACCTTCAATTTTAAAAGTTCTTGTTTGATTTGTAGTAGGAGATTTCCCAATTGCTTTAACTGTAAAGAACCAAGATTCGTCAGTGGCAGGCTGAGGCAATGTTCCGTTAAACAGTACATCGGTTGTTATAGATGCTGTAGTAGTCGATGTTGTTGCTTTTAGTAGTCCTGGATTACTAATAGTAACTGTATTACCTGTATTTGCTACGTTAACTGTACTATCACCTACAAGTGTTTTAAATTGAAATGTGTTGCCAACTCTACCAGAAAATAGTTCAACTTCATTGCCGATATTTTCTGCTGCTAATTGTTCACCTATTGTAATGTCATCTGCATTTTGTGTTACAGTAATAGCACCGCTTGCATTTAACTTACGAAGTTCACTTTCACTTGTAATTAAATTATTTTGTTTAAATATTTCTGATCCAGTACCAATGTTAGTGATATCAGCAATTCCTGACCCTGTGTTTCCACTACCTTGTCCGATTTCTAACCATTGTGCTACATGAGAAAAGTATGCTTCTATTTTATTAGTATCTGTATTATAACGAATTCTGCCAGGCTCGCTACTTGCTCTCTGTAATGTAGTTCCAACTGGAATTTTTAAACTATCGTTACCAGGAACAATTGCATTGTCAGCTAACCTTACAATGACATCTCCGCCAACACCTGTGCTATTATTCACAACAACTTGATTTTGTGTTCCATATACACCACGTGTTAGTGCAGTGTCTCCATTTTTAACAACAATGCCACTACTAGATAAATTTCTTAAAGATTTTAAGAATGCAGAAAATGTTTCGTTCATTTGTTGGAAATCAGACATTGTCTGAGTAGAAGTATTCTTTTTTACATAACTTGTAAGAATATCACTTCTTACAACAATATCTCCTGCATTAAGAGATAATGCTAGTTGTCCAGACTCGCTTCCCACAATGTGAACTGCACCAGAACTACCTGTTGTTGTATTATAAACAATTGTAGTATTTGATGTTGTACTGCTACCTTCGCCAGATGCAAATGTACTATAGCCGCCAGCATTGTATCCAGGATTGTTTGATAGTTCGGCTGGCTCTGCACCGTCACTTGTTTGTTGATCTCGCTGTTCAAATACTTCTCGGTAACCTTTAATATTACCACAGTAATCGTATACAGGAACTTGGTTACTTACTGTAGGTAATGGCTCATCATCTCTTTTTAATATGTCTAATATTTCGTCATCAAAAAGTAATTCAAAAATGTTAGCATATTCTTCTACTTCTCCAGAATCTGGATCGACGTACTGAACGGGATAGCCTGCCAAGTTATCGTATAAACTTTTCATACTGTTAGCAATACCTGCATTGCTTGCAACATTACCACTTCCAGGATTATGCATTACTCCTACACGATCACTGGTTTGATATTCTGTTGTAGACTGTGTAAAGTTACTACCGCCCAAGTCGTGTGCACCTGTAATGTTATTTTCAAATGCGATAAGATTTGATACTTCTGTTCGTAATGCTTCAGCTCTCGATACCAAACTTGCAATTTCATTTAATGGTAAAGCGCCAGCTAACACATCGTCAATTCGAGCACCGATTTCTCCTAGTAGTCCTCCAACAAATGCATTTGGATTGAATGCTTGGCCACAAAGATTTACATCCATATTAGGTGCAAGTTGTCCCAAGTCGTTCATTATTTTTTGACCTGGTCCTAAGAAGCTACCAAAACTTCTTTCTAACATATTAGGTATAGCAACAGGGTCAATTGGCTTTGCACAGAAATTTAACAAACTAGCTACTTGTTGTGCTTCAGCTAATATTAAGTTAGCACGACCTAATACTTCATCTAACTTAGTATGATCCATGAAATCATTTAGTGCTTCACCTGCTTGTGTTATTGCATCTAACACTTCTTGCTGCATGTTAAGCGGCTGTGCTAATAATGCATCTAAACTACATTTTAAATTAAGTTGTAAGTTTGGAAGTTTAACACCGTTGCCACTTAATATACCGCACATAATTTCACGCATTGTGAAACTATATTCTGCACCAACTACTATTCTAGCAGCGTCGACGCTTGCACTAACAGTGCCACTTAAATGATGTTTACCATCTAAGTAATCGTTAACATTTTGTAAACCTGCTTTGAAATCTGTATAGTCTACCATTACTAACTCCCGTTACCTGCTCGTACATTTGGACTAGCAGTTTTAGCTCTCGGATTACAGTGTGCACCACCTGGACATAATCCGTCTGGTCGTGCAGGATCACGTATTAGAATAACTGGTAAATTATTTGCTTGAACTTTACCAACAGTAATTGTTGCTCTTAAATTGCCGCCGCCGTGACTGTTCGGATCATTGTGAATACTAATCCAACGACCGTTAACACGAACATCTCTACTTCGTGCTCGTGTTCTTGCGCTACAATCTCTTAAATCATTATGTCTGTGAACGGGTCTATGTGCCATACTACTATTTATAGTATGAGTGATGCCTCTGCTTTTGCTATTCCAGTAGTAGATTCTAAATAACTATTTGCAAGAGTGTCAATAGGTTTGCTTACTGCAACAATTTGACTTTTGTTAATAACAACAGGTGCACTGTCGTGTGCATCAATACTCATTAACCAAGGAATAAGCATTGCTCTGCCGTCTGTTGGATTGAGTGTTAGTACAGTTGGTTTAACTACTTTTAGTTCACTTCCTGTATCTGCATCAAACCGTGCTACTAATTCTTCTCCTGTACTGAGTTTAATTGTAGCTGTGTCGCCTTTTTTAAAGTTTGAAATCACCAACATCTAGTTTAATATCTCCGATAAGTTCACGAACGTATTCTGGCTGTAATCTTTGTAGTGCCATTCCGCCGCCTTCAATTAATAATTTACCTTTGTGATAAATTTGTGGCATTGTTCTATGTCCTTCTGCCATCAAAAACTCACGTGCTTCGTTATTTTCCATAATGTCAATTACTTCGAATTCAAACTCGTGTTTTTCTAAGTATTGTTTTGCAATTGTACAATACGGACAATTTGGTTTACTGTAAAGTGTAATCATTCTTCCATCAACTTTTTCATTAACTTAGCTTCTTCAGCTTGTTTTTCAATTGTTTTTGGAACAAACAAAAAGACAATACCAACAATAAGAGGACTAATAAGTGCGGCGGCAATAGCCCAACCTGCAGCATTACGTCCTTTCGATTCTGCCCATTTGTAAATTAGATATACGAATAGTGCCCAAAAGGCAACGGTTAATAGTAGTTCCATTATAAACTAAATCCTTTAAATGTATCTTCTGTTACGTCTTGTTTTGTACCACCGTTTACATAACTTGTAATTTCTGTTTCTTGTGGTGCAACTTGTACGTCACTTCCTGCAATCCATTTTTGTGTCCAAGGTAACGGGTTAGTTGTTACGTTATAGATTTTAGGAAGTCCTGCATTGTTCATACGCTTCATTGCAATATGTTCAATATATTCGCTGAGTAGTTCTTTGTTAAGACCTAGCATACTACCGTCTTTAAACAAATAGTCAGCCCATGCTTTTTCTTGATCCACTGCATCAGTAAACATTTTGATGCATTCTTCTTCAGTTTCTTTTGCTATTTCCGCAAAAACGGGATCATCTTTTTTAAGTGTTTTAAGAAGTAACTGCGTACTGCCCAAGTGCAAATTTTCGTCACGAGCAATAAACTTAATGATTTTAGCATTACCTTCCATCTTTTTGAGTTCGGCAAACGCCCACGAGCAAGCAAATGATACATAGAATCTTACACCTTCTAATATATTTACACTCATAATAGCAAGCCAAAGTTTCTTTTTAAGATCACGCAAGTCTACAACAACTTTTTTGCCATTTACTGTATGTGTGCCTTCACCTAGTAAGTTATAGTATCCTGCTGCTTCAATAAGGTCATCGTAGTACTTTGAAATATCTCCTGCACATTCTAAGATCTCTGGAATGTCCATTAATTCATCAAAAATAACACTCGGATTGTTATACACGTTACGAATAATATGTGTGTAACTACGACTGTGAATTGTTTCACTGAATGTCCAAGTAATGATCCAGTTCTCTAGTTCTGGCAAACTTACAATACTACCAAACGATTCTGCTGGTGCACGACCTTGCACACTATCTAATAGAATTTGACGTTTTAAATTACTTGTAAAAATATGTTGTTCGTGATCTGTTAGATTTTTAAAGTCTTTACCATCACGATATGTATCTACTTCTTCTGGTCTCCAAAAGAATCCTAATTGTTTATCTGTAAATTTATCAAAACTAGGATACTTCATAGTATCATAACGTTGAATAGTTACACCTCCCGATGGGTCAAGAAATGCTAAGTTTTCAGTATGATTACTTTTATTTGTTACGTCAAATACACTCATTGTTTTTCCTTATATCACGCAGCTTTCACATGCTTCGTCTTCATTAATTACAATATCGCTGTTTTCTACATTAGCAGAATTATCTAATTTGTCAATATCTATTTCACCTGCGCCGTCATTAGTATTAAAGTAATACAGTTGCTTACCGCCATACTTATAAAACATCATTAAGTGTTGTAACATAGTTGACATTGGAATCTTTTCATCATCATAGTGTGCAGGGTTATAACTTGTGTTTACACTAATACCTTGGTCAATATATTTTTGCAGTACAGCCATAATTTTTAAGTAGCCTTCAGGACTTGTTTGATCCCATAGTAGTTCATACTTGTTTTTAAGATGATGGATACCAGGTACAACTTGTTTTAGTACACCATGCTTGGATTGTTTAACACTTACTAAACTACGTGGTGGCTCAATGCCGTTTGTAGCATTACTAATTTGCGCACTAGTTTCTGCTGGCATCAATGCCATTAGTGTGCTGTTACGGATGCCTGTTTCACGTAGTTGTTCTCTTAGTGCATCCCATTCCATACGTTCCTGAGGTGCTACTAATTCATCTACATCACGTTTATATGTGTCAATTGGTAGTACGCCATCACTATATTTTGTTTGGTCATTCCACAAGCAAGCACCTTGTTCTACTGCTAGGTCTGCACTTGCTTTAATTAAGTAATAACTCCATGCTTCTGCATACTCGTCAATCATTTCTAAGTTCGGATCACTGTAAGTCATTCCATTTTTAGCCATCCAATATGCTAAGTTGATAATGCCAACGCCAAGTGGACGACGACCCATTGTAGCCATTTTTGCTGCAATTACTGGATAATGCTGATAACTTAGTAGTGCATCAAGTCCACGTACTGCAAGTTTACAAATACGTTCAAAGTCTGCAGGCTTTTTAACATTACCCCAATTAACTGCACTTAGTGTACATAGTGCAATCTCACCATCTGGATCATTGAAATCATTTAATGGCTTAGTTGGTAAGTCGATTTCACAACACAAGTTACTTTGACGTACAGGTGCTACTTCTTGTTTAAATGAACTGTGTGTATTAGCATTGTCTACATTCATTAAGTAA